GTAAGTGCTGTTTTAGAAGGCTCGTCAGCAGTAAGCGGTTTTAAATATTTACTATAAGAAGCATTAGCTGTTTTTGCCCACCAAGAATTAACAGAATTAAATGCAGAACCAACATTCTTTCCATATTTATTATTAATTACCGTTTGGCTTCTCTGCGTAATGGCACGATAGGCTTCATTTGCCATAGCTTCAAAAGCATCTACTTGACCCTCATTAATGCTAGTAAAAGCACCATCAAGATTAGCACGCAACTCACGCATTTGATTGACATTAATCATTCCATTTTTACCACCGCTTTCTTTAATAGTCTTTAAAATAGTCTCTAGTTGCGGCCCCTTTCTACCACTTAATGCCCTAGAAACAGACTGTGATAAATCCGCAACAGGAATAAATTTATCTATTAGCGATACGCCAGTGTTTTTATATGCAGTCTCCGCAGACTGACTTCTAACTTTAAATACATCTTTAACGCCATCAACCCATTCTACCATTGCATCTGCTGGACTTTTCATTGTTCCACCAATAGAATCTTTAGTATTTTGCCAGAAATTTACTCTTGCTTGTTGATTAATTTTGGCAACTAAAGAGTTTCTAGCAACTTCTTGCAATATATCCATATTGGGACTAGCAATTTGGGATGCTTGAGCTGCCGCATTTTGTGCCTCTAAAGAAGCCTGTTCTAATGATGCAAGTGTGTTCTTCTCATCATTTAGTTTCTGTGTATATTGATTTAAGTCTGTTGCAATGTCGGCTGGATGTTTAATATCACCAAATAAGTTTAAATATCTATCAGTTACGCTCCCACCATATTGTTGAATCTTTTTCAAAAGCTCAGGATTATCCTGTGCAATGCGGGCTTCAATAGCCGCATATTGTTCTGGAACAATCATTCCAAGCGTAATTCCCTCTCCATAGCCAGATAGTTCTTTTAATACATCTTGTTTTGCTTGCGCCAAATAATTATTCTTTGCAGCAATACCCCTCAATGGGCCACTTACGAGGGATACACCACCAGAAATTGCTAAATCTTGCCATTTATTAAGACCGTCAGTAGTAAGACCCTTTCCTTCCGTTAAACTTCTAATGTTGTTAGCTACAATGTTGGCAGAAGATAATCCCAAAAATTCTTTAATTGTAGCTTCTGTTATTGACTTCATTGCGCTGGGATTATTAGCTAATTTTCCAGCTCCGGGATATGCAGATAATACAGCGTTCTGAGCAGCCTCAGCATTTGTATCGCCTACTAGTTTTGAGGCTAATAAACCCACCGTTCCAGTAATAGCCATTGCTCCAGCCGTATATGGATTGCTTTGCATAAACGCAGCAGCCATTGGTGGAGCCATTCTACGAAAATCGGGATTAGAAGCAGCTTGCAAAGCAGAATTTAAAGCCATTTCTGCTGCCCCAGAATTAAGGGTCATTGCAGCCTGTGAGCCTTGTGCTAAAGCATCATTAGCAGCTTGAAAGAACCCACGGTTATCTCCTGTTGGTTGAGTTTGTGTTGGCGATGGTGTGGGAGCTGGCTGTGGGGCTGGTGTGCCACCAGACGACCTAATAATTTCTAATTGATTGTTTAATTCAGCAATAACTTCATTTTTTTGTTCATCAGAAAAAGATGAATTATTTGTTGTTTTTTCAATCCCTTTTAGAATCTGTTCTTCCGTATATTGTGAATTAGCCATATAATTATATATTACTGAAGCATTGATAATGCATTTGCGCTCAGATTACCAGATATACGTTCTGGGGTAAGGTACAATGACCTGTACGAAAAATCTTTTGGTTTATCTCCAAAAGCACTATGAACATCAGCATTATAATTTCTAATTTGCGATGCAGTTCCTTTTTCATATAAATCCACCAATCTCTTTAATGCAGCCTTATCAAGTGTAATATTACCGCCAACAATGCCTTGTGCATATTTTCTGTCTGCGTCTGATATACCAGTACCAGCACCAAATGCTGAAACGGCTTGTGCTACAAGTCTACCAGATGCTCCAAGATATGCTTGTGTCTGTGCTACATCCTTAAAATCAGTTAATCCAGTAGCATTTAAAATACTTTTAGTTGTCATTTCGGCATTAGCAAATGCACCAGTAAGCATCCCATCTTTTCCCGTTTTAGCCAAAATATCTTTAAGTACCATTAAAGTTGGTTGAGCATCTAGTATTGGATTAATTATAGTGCTTTTTCTTTTAGTTAAATCAGTATAAGCAATATTTTCATTTTTTGCGGCAGTGCTTGCATCAATATTCGTTACAGCTGATGGTGCAAAACGGCTCAATCCAGTAACAAAGACTTTACCATTTGCCAGTGGAATCCCCTTAAAATCAGTTCCAGCTGGAATTGCTGCTACTTCTGCTGTAGTCATTTCAACTCCCGGCGTGCCTGCCTTTTCGCGTTGTGCTGTTATCATTGCAGCATCTGCTCTAAGTGTATCAGCATCGGCTTGCTGCTGGGCAATAACATTTTGTTTATTCTGTTGGTCAGTCTTAACAAAAGAAAGAACAGCACCGTGAAGCGAAGTAGCATCATTAACACTTAAAGTTCCATCTTTCTGTAGTTTTCTTGCCAACTTTGCTGCTTGTGTATTGTTATCTGGATTAGTAAGCCATGAAACTACAGCAGGACTACCTTGCATTAATCCTTCTGTGTCACCAATAGCATCTGAAGCAATCTTCTTATTGAGCTGATATGTTGCAATACCCTTACCAACTTCTTGTCCAAGATTAGCCAAGCCCTGCCCAATCATCTGGCCACCCTTAGCTGCCATTTCTGCCCCAGCCACAGACCCCTTAAGAATGGGGCTATAGTCAATTGCGCCAAATTGTGGGTTAATGCCTTGTCCAAAAGTTGCCATGTTATGTTAGATTAAGTTGGTTTTAGGTGCGGCAAATTATTTGCCAAACAATCCCCCAATACCCTTGCCGCCGATAGCACTACCAAGACCACCAAGCGCACCACCAATCATAGCACCACGGGCCTGTGCCTGTGCGCCAGCAAAGCCAGCCTGTGAGCCATAGATGTTGGCGTTGTAATTGCTCAGATTGGCGTTCTGGCCCAAGGCCAAGTTAATACCCGCATTGGGGTCAAATAGCTGCGGCCCTTGCTGACCAGCCATACCTTGAGCAAATTGTGTCTGCGCCATGCCTAATTGTGCCGCATTTGACGGCCTGCCAAGGATGGCTTGGAAAGGGTCAGCCGAGGTCATACGATTGGCGTTAAAGGCCATTTGCGCGGCATTTACGGCCTCTTGACGACGTTGCCCCATAGCAGCCTCACGATTCATTATCTCAGCCGCTATTGTGGACGTATCGCCTACGCGCCCACGCGCCTGCCCGTACAGGCGAGCCTGTTGTTCAGCATTGCGTTGAGCCTCTGGGGATAGACGGCCAGCCGCCCCAGCACTCTGTAGGGCATATTGATTCATGCCTTGCAACAGGGCTTTCTGATAGGGGTCAGCGTTACGGAGGGCTTCTGTGGCTCTGCCGCCGTATTGTTCTACGTCTGCAATGTCGCGCATCCTCTGCTGAGAGAGAGCGTCCATCTGCATCTGATTGGCTTGCTGGGTAGCTTGGGCGTTAAGGTCTAACACCCCACGTTGGCCGCCGCCGCCCATTAAATATGTATTTAGGTCAGCTAGGTTAAGTGCCGCATACTGAGGACGATACATCTGCTCGCTCTGCAATATCTGATTCTGTAAGGCTGGGTCAGCCATGCTCCGCATATAATCGAGCGCAGACTTGCCGGGGTCAATAGGAGTGGGGGCTGCTGGAGCCTGTGGCATTGAAATCTTAGAACCCATGATAGATAGTATTAAATGTTAGTAGAGAACGGTTTTATTTGCTTGGGCAACACCGTAGCGATTGTACTGCATAGGCTGCTGTGCATAGCCGCCGTATCCAGCCATAGGTTGCTGTTGAATCTGTGGCACTTGATAATTGGGAACAGCTTGAGGAACTTCATAGCTTTGCGCGGGAGGCATTGATTGCTCGTATCCCTGCGCCACTTGGCCGCCGCCATACCCCTGCATATATCCATTAGAGATAGCCATTCCCCCAGCCATAGGAGCATCTGCCCCATATTTAGGCGAATACATACCCGCAAAGCCAGACTGCTGGTCTTGCTGCTGCATAGGAGCCATCTGCGGCATCTGCATCTGCCCCATAGATTGTTGCTGTGGAAATGTATTAGAACCCATGATTTAACCTATGTTGGAGTTTGTAAAAGTCGTAGAAGCGAGGAATTGGCTTGTTCTTGAAATCTCTGCGCCAACCAATTTTGGCAAAAGGGAAGGGTATTTTGCTGTACATAATGCTAAGGGCATTAGGGCCAATACATAGCTCAATCCACCAAGCATCCGCATCTTGCGGTTCCACCCATTCCTCGTATCTTTCAACCAAGCACGGCCTTGCAAGAGCAAGCATTGTAGGCTCAGAATAACAGAAGCCTCGCTCCAAATATATGCCATGAAGCCGAGGAAAGTCTGGGCCGTATAGAGCGATTGCATCTTGGATAGCTCCCATTAAGTAGCAATTATCCCGTGAGTGCGTAGCTTGGCAAGTAGACTATTGATGGTGGTTTGTAGTCCTGTATAATCTGAGGCGTAAGTTCCTGTAAGAGAAACATTAGCTTCAGCCGCAGCTTGAGTTGTAAGAAGCTGCACACCATTAACATCCTTATAAAATTTAGCCGTAACAGACCCAGAAGCATTGGTGGCCTTAAAATACCCTGCTGTTAATTCGTTGCTTGTAGAAAAAGTGATGTCTCCACCAGCGGCAACAAACCCTGTAGACTTCTGAAAAGTTTTGCCCGTTGCATCTGTGTTATCCATGATAACAAAGAAGTCTTGGGCAGGAGATGCGCCCAGAGTAGCGTTGGACACAGTGATAGCCCCAGAAGCATTGGTAATGGCAATCCCTGCGCCAGCGGTAAGGGTGGTATTGGTAAATCCTGTGCCATTGCCAATAAACAACGCTCCATTAACGCCTGTAGCTAGTTTGGCTGCGGTGATGCCGCCGTCTTTTACAATAATTGCACCAGACGATATGGCGGTGCTAACGGTATCCACTGCGCCAGCCGCAAATGTAGAGCTATTAACTGCGGCATTAAGAGTGGTTGCCGTTACTTGATTGCCGTCAACAAATGTGTTTCCTGTCGTCAGAATAGCCATAGGGGTAGTATATCAGTTGTTATTAAAGGTTAGGCTGCACCAAGCGTTGTAACGGTTCCAGACGTACCCAAGTATTTTAATGCGCCAGCATCGTAATATATGGATGAAACAGAATATGAATTACTCCCAGCATTATAAGTTAGGGTTCCACTAGCCATATCATACCCATAATTAGACGATACATTGACATAGGCTACATCGCTGGTTTTAACGGCATACCCACTAGACGGAAGATTCACGCAAAGGTTATTTCCAATATTTATTCTGTGTGCGTGATTGGCATATATCCCGTGTCTATCTGTATAACCAGTGCCGTTTTTGGTTAAAGTAGCAATGTTATTGATATGATTGCCAACAACATTTACTCGTAGCACTCCATGATACATTGAAAAACTATATGAGCCAGTGGCATTTGCCGCTTGGTTCATGGTGATGGTAGCACCATTTACCGCAGTAATAATCACTGGGAAACTAAGTCCTGTTCCCCAAATGTAAGCCCCCACCCACGGCGTTCCCGCTGTAACCGTTGCCGAAACACTTGAATTAACTAAGGTTAAAGTTAAAGAAACTGAAGTGCTATCATCTCCAATTAATATGCCATGAGACGCTGTGCCATTAATAATATTACCAATAACATTAGTGTCATAGCATCCAGCTACAAGAATGCCGCGCCAACGAGAATCAGTGATGATGTTGTTAGCAATGAGGGTATTCATTGACACTCTTGCATCCTTGCTATCATTAAAACACGCAATAGCGTCATCTTCTTCTGTATTGCGGACAATATTATTAGTTATTTTTGTGCCAATATACCCTTGATTAAGATGTATCCCGTCTGCAAAAGTGTTATTAATATCGCAACCATTTACTGTGCAGCCAGCGTAATAACGCGCTTCAGTAGTTGTGTCAGCAGAAAGTTGGATAGCAAAATTCGGCCACTTACTTACAGAACATTTATTTAGTTGAATATTGTCTCCAGCTAACAATATACCTACGCCATAACCTCCATTTCTGTCTGTAGCATCTCCCCATAAATACAGCCCCTCTATGTTGACATTGTGACAATGCCCTTGAACCCATAGGCCCGGATTGCCATTGGTTGTGGCTCGATATAAATAAGCACCATTTGCAATAATATTGACGTTGTGTAAACCATCAATAGCAATGCCTGCGTTGGCTTGATAACGACCCGGAGGAAAAATTACTGTAGCCCCACGACCAACAAGGGCATACGCAGAGGCTCCACTACCGCCACCACCCGTAAATGTTACCTCGGTGTTGTAGGCATACCCGCTGCCGCCACCTGTTACCGTAACGCTTTGAACCATCCCGTCTTTGACAACTGCCGTAAATGTGCCGCTGCTACCAACGCTAACACTAACTGTTGGTGCAGAAGTATATCCAGAACCACCGTACACAACAACTATTTCTTTTACATAAGTCCCTGTAGTAGCTGATGGTCGGGCTGCTTCTAATGCGGCAATAATTAGACTTCTTTCGTCAGATGTAGCGTTGTTGCTAACACCATAGTCTAATACATTAATAACCTGTGCAGAACGACTTGCTAAAGAAATAGCTGTTGAACCACCTGTAGCCGTATAGGTTCCCGCTCCAAGTGATGTCTGTCCTGTGCCGCCATTAAGTTGCGGCAAAGCTGTTCCAGAATATGTTATGTCTAATGAGCCAGATGTTGTAATTGGACTATTTGCAATAGAAAATACGCTAGGAACTGTTGCTGCTACACTAGTTACAGTTCCAGTATTACTAGTTTTATTATTAAACGTCGTCCAATCCGTACTTGTTAAATATCCATTAACAGAGGTTGTGGCCGCCGCCATACTAATAGCGGGAGTTGCACCACCGCTAGACACCACAGGGGCTGTGCCAGTGACAGACGTTACCCCACCAGCACTACCATTAGCCGCCGAGGTGAGGCGGCCTTGGGCATCCACCGTAATGTTGGAGTTGGTGTAAGCTCCTGCTGTTACAGCAGTGTTGGCTAGTACTATAGTACCACTTGTAGTGATAGGGCCGCCAGTAAGTCCTGTGCCTGTGGCTACGCTAGTGACAGTGCCTGTTCCAGAGGCTGTAGACGCAATCGTTACCCCACTGCTGCTTCTAGTCACTGTGACGTTAGACCCTGCCAGAATGTTCATCTGGGTGTCTTCCATCATCCTATTCAAACGAATAGCTGTAGCCTCATTGGTTTCCCAATTAGCCTTGTCGTCAGACCAAGTGTATCCTGTTTGTAGGTCAGACATTACTGTTTAGAATTAATGCCTTGGTCGGTGAGTTGGGCGGCAATTTTAACAGTGCGAATCTTGGGGCGGCCAATCGTAGGTTGAAACACAAACTGACCACCATAGCCACGAACATTCCCAATGCGGCCTCTAGCTGAAGCGTCCTCTGATATAGGCAATGTTTCCTCCAGCATATCCGACAGTGATTGTAAGTATTCGCTGCTATCTGGGTTCTGGGTAATAAACGCAATTTCAATATCAGAGACATTGCTGTCAGAGCTTTGGGCTTGTAGCTCAAAGGAATTAAAGCGTTTTCTATCCATTGTGCCGCCTGTATATTGGCGCGTTTTTAATTCAGAATTAATGGGATAACCAGCGGCAGTACCACCAATCGAAAGATTAAGATAATCAGCATCATCCTCTCTGTAATTAAGGATATGGATGCCGCCGTTCTTATTAATAGCGTACAAATCATTTAATCCACCAGCACCCGCTCGGATAAAATTACTAACATTCCATCCGTTCTGCTCAATAATGTCTAATGACTCCCACCCTTGATTAAGGAAGTTATAGATAAATATGGCGTTATTCTCTGTCGATGTATCTAACGGCACAGCAATGTAATAGCGATTGTCGTGATAGGTAGCTACACAATTTGCGATATAGTCTGGGTTAATGCGTTGAATAAGCGGATTGATAGCCTCGCTCATGGGGATAGATGCGCCCCGCAAATTGTATAAATCCTCAAAGTTGATAGAATATACGCCGTTGTCGGACAAGAAGAAGATTTGATTGCCCACTTGCACCACTGTTTTGCGAGCAATACAACCTACTTCACGGGTTACTTCCTGCACTGTTACATCTTTAAGGGGTTGGCTTACGCCGCGAATAAGATGGATAGTGTTGCGATTGAACACTACAACATTATCTTCGGCAAACGGCTGAATAGCAACAACAAAGTCGGCTCCTCCAGAGGCAATGCGGAAGTTGTTCTCAATCTGGTCGTAGGTGTTCTGGTCAAGAATATCGGACGCAATAATCTCATCCGTAATGTTTCTGCTGGTGATGGTAGGGCTGCCGCTGCTGCCAGCCATTGTATAGTAATAGGGCATCCAGAGCCGTCTTTGATGATAGATAGCCCACGGAGGGGCTGGCATATGCGTAAATCCACCGCCTACGCTTTGCGGAGAACCCAACACCACTGTAGCCCCTGTAATATTATCGGCTGTAGCAAAAAACGTAAATGTATTAGCGTTTGCCACCGTTGTAATAAAATACTCTGACAGGTTATTTAGATTGGTTGTGCCACGGTCAATAATCCTAACAGTGTTACCCGCCACCAGCCCATGCGCTGTTTCGCTAATAGTAACAACGCCGTTGGCAATAGCACAATTAGCTGAAGCCGTTAATGTTAATGGCTGGGTGTATGCGCCATTAGATACTAACGTAAAAGCTGGGCTGCCAACAAGTGTTCCTGTAAATTGTAGGGTGGTTAAACCATCACGGAACAAGAAAAGATAATTGAACGCCTGTAATAGATTAACGTCTTTATCTATGGTGATGCCGCCGGGATAGGTGATAGTGTTGGTAGTGGCTCCCGTGCTTACATTCACTGCTTTTACCCCTGTATTGGTGGCAAGCATGATGTATTCATCATTATCAGACGTAGGGTCTGAGAACAGACAGCTACCAAATACAGCATTAACAATCGTGTCTTCTAGTCTTGGTGCGCCAACTACGGCAGTGCCTGTGGCCGTCCCAGAGATGCCTGCAATTGTAATGCTAACAGAGGTGCTGTTCACCACTGTAATGATATAATTCTGCGCTACAAAAGATGGGCTAATTCCTGTTATGCCAGAGACATACGCTAGTGTAGTGGTGGTAAAAGCATGAGCGGTGGCAAACCCAATAGTAATAGTGGTAGACACCCTTGTTACACTATTGCCCGTTTTGTTGGCGTAGGTGTAGAACGGCAACGTCAATGCTGTAGCGTTAGTGGAAAGAGCCGCTCCAAAGTTTTGCACGCCCATGCGCGTCTGCCACGCGCCATCTAAGTCCATACGTCCATTAGTGGACAACGCTACTTCTCCCGCCTTCAATTGGTCGGGACGCAAGCGAGCGTTCATGCGAGCAAATCCCATATCCCCTTCTTCCATAAGAGGTGTGTCTAAGGGGCCATAATTATTAAAACGCGCCATAGACGTATATTACCTTAACAATCCCAAGCTCTACGGCTCCAATAGTTGGCAGATAATTTGTTAGATGTTCCTTTGATGCCGCCAGACCTAGCGCAATAGCTTTTCTTATGAGCAGGAGAAGATTTCTTAATTGTCATATTAGCGTCTCCAAAACGCACAATACGTTCCTTCCCGTTTTGGCAGGCTTTAACGACAGACTTCTTGCCGCCTTGAATATCGCGTCTAGGGCTGTTGCATGGCAAATCCCGTGGATTCATATGCTATGCCTTCTTGCGCTTATAGTCTACGCCTTTAATAATACCCTTATTGCGGCTAGCATAGAACACTGCTTCTCCACGCTTCTTGCCATATTCTTGCATCATGGCAGACTTAATCTTGGAGCCTTTCTTAGTTAAAGGCATTTTAGCAAGCCTTACGAGAAGTTGAATAGCTCATACGGCCACCATTAGCCGTTCCAGCCTCCATAACACGCTTCTTAGCGGATTCGTTCTTTTCATGCTTCATCATCTGCTTCTTGGACTTGTACTTTTCGCCTTTAACGCTCATTTTAGGGGATTTTATTGATTATTGGTAGGGATGTGGCCTTAAAGCGTCAAATGGCTTTAAAACGCACGGAAAGGGTGCTACAAGCGATGTCTGTGGGCTGTTAGTGTGCTAGAGCAGCGTTATTTGGCAGTTCTAGCCAAAGGACGGCTACCAAACCACCACATAACGGCTGTTGAGGTCGTAAATACAAAGTCTGAGATGACGGCTTCTGTGGCAGTTATACCTAGTTTATCGCCAAATATAACACAACTTAGGGTGATTATCATGGCCCAAGTGAGGCCGGGACGGGTGAACGCCCGAAAAGCGTCCACTAACACACGGATGGCTGACACCCATGCTGGGGTGTTGGCAGGAATGGCAATATCCTCATTAGCCTGCTGGGAAGTGTTAAATGCCGCCAGCTCCCCCTCCGTCACCTTAAGCCGCGCCATGCTCTCCATCTTGCGTATCTCAATGTCGGCCTCCATCCCCTTGGCTTTAACATCAGCCCACTTCTGGAAAAGGCTTAGGATGCCGCCGAGTAAGCTGCCCCCTAATGCGCTGCTGATGAAACTAAACATATTAGTCTTGGGCGGCTAGCTCAGGCTTAGGCTTTAAGGCTTCAGCAAGCTGTTCAGCGCATTTGCGGATAAGCTCATGCTGCTCCGCATTTAGCGGGGCAAGACGGGCGGCATTATAGAGATTGTTGAGGGCTTGTTCTGTGGTCATACTCATCCATTACGTTTGATAATCCATGCGGTAGCTGCCGAAATTAGTGCCGCTAAAATTGCGACCTTTCCTTTAAGCTCGTTCTTAAAACTCTCCAGCATCGTCACGCGACCGTTTGTTTTAATGCACTGCTGCAACACTTGCTCCAACACCTTGTCCTGCGCGTCCATGCGCGTCAGGATAGCGGAGAGTTGAGCGTCAATGCTAAGAGGGTCGTAGCTCATTTGCGCTTATTGATTAGGTCAAACAGACTTTTTGCTTTATCCTCCAAAACT